GTCAACACTCTTTGTGTTGATGACAATCTGGCCTTGTAGCGAGGGGCCTTGGGACATTACAATTCCTCCAAATGAAAAAGGACGGCAATTGCCGCCCTAAATGGTTATCACTTTTCCACCTGTTTTAGACTGACCAGCTGCCTTTTTAGCTTCTTTATTTTTCCATTTCAAGTATTCAAACCATCCGTCATACTCGTCACAGGGCAGTAGCATTACTTCGTACCGAAATTTTCCCAAGTGCTCAGCTAACTGGTACTCTGCTATTTCTTCTGAAGTCAGCCCTTCGCGGGCTCCTCCGCCTCGTCGTTTCCCAAGAGTGCCATGGCATGCTCAGAGAAAGTATCAACAAAACCTCCAGCGGGCTTGTTCATGAAGGCTTCATAATCTGCATCGTCAAATAGGCGATTACCTTCGGCATCCTGTGTCAGATAAATAACGCTCCACACTTGCACGGATACACCATCAATTTCTTTATCTACGACACTGCGGTTAAGAATCTCTTTCCGCAATTTCAAGGAAGGTTGCTTAAAAACAACTTTTTGGCCTTTGTAGTCAATCTCGGTGGTGCGATACTCTGACTTACTTCCAACGGTAAGTTTACGTAGCTCGTCACGTAGGCTCATGCTCATAGGTATTTCCTCTTTCGTTTAAGTTTAGTGTAAAGCTAGGCTCAATTAGCTTATATGGGTTAAGACACTAGGGACAATCCTTGTCCCAATATTTTCGCTTAAGAGATAACTGTTGACTCTAACTCACCATCACCTTGGCCAGTTAGGGTTAGCTCACCAATAGCTTCTACAGAAGTGCTCAGAGATGCGTCAGTTACAACAATCTCGCCACTATAGAAAGTACTGCCAGTAGCATTGCCAGTGGGGTAGTAACGAACGTACAAGTTCTGACGACTAATCCATGAGTTCAAAATATCAACCATTCCCTGAGGAGCATTACTGTCACCGCCAAAGTACCAGCTGAATGGAAGTACATCTTCCGGCACAAACAATGTGAAAGTAGCAGAATACTCTTCCTGACTGCCAACATCGCCTGACTGACTTGTTGACTGAAGCTTGAACACACCACGGGACATTGTCTCACCGTCGCCTTCCCAATCCACCTCAATAATCAAAGTTGTACTGTCATTTAGGACTGTGAAGAAGTCGTTGGACTGGCGAAAGAATCCAGCCAGCTCCATAGAGACAGTCTTCAAGCCTGCGTCAAAAGTACTAAAACCATTAGCAGCTTGAGTAATCTCAAAGCAGCTTGAAGATGTGGCTTCGGCATTTTGAGTTAGTGAGATGCTATTGGCACAACCAAATGAAGTGGTTGGTGAGTACTTACCATCTGCGGTTACGGCACCAGAGACAGTGTATGAACTTACAAATGTTACGCGACCAAACAGATAGTCAATGGTCAAGATATCGGCTGCACCAACTTCAGAGCCATCATCATAGATAACAACTTCGCTAATATAATCCCAAACCGACTTTACAAAGTCTGCAATCATATAAGTCTTGCCGCTTTGCAGGGCCATTGTCTCACCAGTAAACTCTGTGGGAGTGCCTTGACGCTTTACGGTCGCACGGAAACCCGGAGTTTGCCGCAACCAAGAATTGCCACTCAATGTCCAGCTCTTTACACCCGGAAGGGATGAGCTAAACACGTTGCCGAAAATAGTGTTGTCATTATCGCTGGACTCAATGGAGATTTCACCTGACGAACCCGGAAGGGTTGAGAAAGTGCTACCATCGAGACTAACCTGAATTAACTTTGACTCTGTACTCATTTTGAATTCTCCTATTTACTTTTAGTTGTGTTAGCACAATGCCTTTCGGTTATACTCGTCAGTCAAACCTTCCACCACAAAGTTCAACGTGGCTGAAAATACTGGCCTTGAGTTATCAAGGTAGCCCACAAACTGAGGGAGCTGGTTACTGGTTATCTGGACATAAGCCCGATCTTCAATATAGAGGGTGTTACTGCCCACAAGGCTATAAATAACATCGCCAATAAGACTCTCACACTCCATGTAGTTACCACGATCTTCGCCAATCACTTGTACACCGATTGTCCATGTATCTCTAAGCCAATATGGGTTTGCAATGCCAACAACTTCTTTGAGAATAACCTGCAAGTTATCATACTTGGGAAGCCACGGTTGTAGACCACCCACAACAATATGCTTCAGGGGTATCGGGGATTGTATGGCAGAGTCAGGGGATGTTGTAACACCTCCCAAATATTCCCTCAAGTCATGCACAACACTCCTATAAGTCATTATTATGCACCTCCCCTTTTTGACAGTTTACTTTTGAGCTTATCGAGATTTTCCATGGCAGCAGGCTCTAGCCAGTATGGTATCCTGCCATTCCTAAAAGTTATTGGATTCTCTTCTGTGTCGAGTCCAAGATAAATAAATGGCACGTAATCAAGATTACCATTTTCATCATGTCCAAAGTAGCCAGTAACTTTGCCAGATTCAACTTCCACCATTTGAAACCATGAGTCTTTGGTGGCTGAAGTGTCAACAGGAACGTATACGGACATAGAAGCTTTAACGTCTGTTAAGTATGCTTCAACTTCCTCTCCAATACCTTGCGAAGTGTAGGCTTGCAATTGGTCTGTCAAGCTCTTGGAAAAATCTCGTAAGGCTTCTTGAGAGACTAGGCTGTATTTTTCAGAAAAAGCCATCGGGCTCTCCTTTTAAATGAGTGGTGGCAATCTCCCATATTATGAGCCTGAAACGAAAGAGGGGGAGAAGCCACCATATTCAGGCTCAAAACTTTTACAGTATGTAACGGTTTTCTACGCGAGTGCCCCGAAGGTTCTTAATTCGTCTTGGCTGCTTAACGTCGAAGGAGTCCTGCGGAGGTTCGGAGTCACTCGACACACCTTGGTAGACCCTGTCACCTATTTCAAGACTACCATCATCTGAGAAGACCATAGACCGTCCACGGGCCTCCGTACCATCCGATGTTAAGTAGAGCCTCTGCTCGTCTTCCCATCTACAAGTTGAGGTGTAGGGGCCGTCCCATGAAGGCTGTCCCATATAATCAACTGCGCCAAGTCGCCAATAAGTCATTTTGTCAGGGTGCTTATTAATCATCTCAAGCCCTCTGTAGTTCAACGAGGGATGAGTACGCACGGCCATAGCCAGAGTGCTTAAAGTCTCTTACTATTCTTTGGACAATCACATTGCCACCATCGCGTTGGGGTCCGGAATAAAACTCACTAGAGCTTCCATACTTCTGCGAATCCAAAACAACACCCTCATCAAATATGTCAGAGGTTACACTCTCAAGGGCAATGTTAATAACTGCAATTTCAATCTTCGTAGGCACTTCACCAGCTGTGATAGTCCTACCCTCTGAGTCTTTAAACTCGTCACGAGGCCATGCTAAACTCTGGGTAAGGAGAAATAAGACACTCTGCCACTTTAAAAGGCTATCAACAAAAGACGTTGCGCCCATAAGTAGCCGTTGCTTTTGTGAAACAGTCTTACTATCCCACTGGGTATCATCTGGGAAATTCTCTGAGATGTGTGTATCTGCATACTCAACACTCACGTATGATGTAGCGTCCGGAAGGCCCTCACCCGTTTCAACCTGAAATAACATAACTGCCCCCCGTTGGATTGACATTACTCTTGCATACTCTCATAAGACAACTAACCAACCTTTAGCTTGCCTGCGGCTTCTGCGTCTTCCAACACTTGTTGAGCAACCTGCTTAGACTTAATGGGCTCATCAGTATAGTTGGTTGCCAGTGATCGCATCTTAGGCCAAGAAAGATCTCGCCATTGAATGTTGGTCTGATCTGGCACCACATCTGTGGATAGTGGTGTTTCGACATGGGCAGGGGTAGTGGGGGATTCAGAAGTACCTAGAACATCTGCAGCCTCTTGCGAGGGCACTTTCTCAACAACAGTCTTGACTTCTCCCTCAGACTTATGCCTGTAAACAGTTCGACCGCTATCACGATATACTTTTTCGATCTTTGGATAATCAGGTGCGTAAACTGCATCGCAACCTTCTCTGTATTTACCATCCCAAAACCTTGCATTGCCATACTCTCGTACAATATGGCGGGGAAGTAGGTGGTCCACCTTTGACTTATCTGCGAATACAGCAATGCGGCGGATTGGTTGCATATGGGTGCTCCTTAGTTTATGTTAAATGCTTATACCTTTGTAAGACAAGCACTGAACAATAGATATTAAAAAAGGGGCCGAAGCCCCTTTGTGTACTGACTAACTAATCTCTTAGTTGGTTATGATCTTGAAGCCGGGGCCAGATTTAACGTCTTGGAAGCTGTAGCTCCAGTTCGAGCCAGTGGCCAGAACAGCGTTACTCGGGTTGGCAACACCAGTGTACTCAAAACCACGAACTTTGACGTTGTGGGCAGTTTCACCCTGCAGACGCATCATCAGAGATTCTTTACCAGTGATAATTTCGCTCACGATGGTAGACTCTTCTGACTGGTTGATTTCCAAAGCATTCTCA